AACTCCTATGGGGATATTTTTTATTTATTATTATTTTGATTATTATTGTTATTATTAGCGTTTACATATGCAGATACGTGAACTTTAATAATTTTCATATAATCAGACATAATACGTTCTGCCATTTGGTACTTGCATTGGTAGTAAGTACTAATAGTAGAAGCTAATTTATTAGCAAATTTTTGCATTGCTGCAAAATCTTTGCTAGTAGATGTGCCGTTACTATTAATATCATTAGCTACGTTATTACCAGAATTAGCAATCTTAGATTGAGATTGAGCTGTGCTACCTGGAACACCAGCGTTAGATGTATCCATATCTAATTCATTAAATACATCTTCATTCAAATAAAGAAGTGCGCTTTCATCTGTAGGTTGGCCTTGTTGATTATTTTGAGCTTCAATTTGGCCAGCGCGAGTAGATGCAGAATTCAATGCAGTTTCAATAGATTTGAATGCTTGTTGCATTGTAGTCATATCCTTTTTGATATTATTGATATCATTAGGGATATTAAGAACGGTATTAGCAAGAGCCTGTACATCAATATCATTAGGGGTTTTATCTCGTTTAGAGTTAGCACCGCCAACGAAATAACCATTACAAGCTTCTTTCCAATCACCATTAGCATCAGTGAATTCAGGATTCAATTTCTTACGAAGATCAAAGATTGCAGAATCGATATCAGTAGATGCATTAACCTTAGTAATATCACCAAGATCTAATGTAGCACCGCCGCGAATACGTTCTAAGCCTTTATCGTAATCTTCGAAGCTTACAGTTGTAAAGCCAGCTGTAGGTTTAGCAATGATATCTTTATATTTATTAATATAATCTTGATTATTCTTAATAAATTTATCAAACCAAGCAATTACTTTATTGAATAAGTTAACAACGAATTCGCGAATCTTTTTAACAAATTCGATAGTCTTACTAAATACACCTTCATGAAGAGTACTAAGTCGTTCTTCTACATTTACACCTTCGGCGAGAATCATTGCTTCTTTCATACAGCAATCTGCAAGTAATTCATCGTGTTTTAATTCAACGATAGAATTATTTAATTCTTCACGGCTAAGAAGACCTTTATCGATATCTTTAGATTTTAGTTCTTCAATAGCAGCTTCTTTGACTTCAACAGATTCTGTGAATGCATCTACAAATTCTGCTAAGATAGCTTGAGCTTGACGTGCACGCTCCATTATAGCATTAGCTTTAGTTGTAAATACTAAATAATGGAAAGACATTACTTCATTAATAAGAGAAACTACGAATTTTTCAATCTTACTAATTTGTAATGCATTATCTAATTTAATCTTTGTAGAAGATTTATATCGTCTAATAGTTTTAAAGATAGAATTGAATTCATCTTGTACGCTATTAGCTTCATTATAAAGAGATTTAAAATCAATACCATAGTTTTCAAGATAATAAACTTGATCGTTTAATACATCTTTACAAACAGGTACTGTTTTTTCTCCAACAATGAAAAGATCTGGGATTCTAGTGATATCATCACTACCACAGATTTCTTCTTTTAATCGATCTAATATTTCAGTATGGTTATTAGAGATAACTGTTAAAATCTTAGTAGTTTTATCACTATCAAGTTCATAGAAGTTACCACCAACCATTTTAAGAATATTGAATAAAATATTCTTAATATTAGGGTATGTATCATCAATTTTATATTCAGTTATTGTACGTTCACCTAATACACTAATAGTATCTTCAGAACTTACATTAGCTAATAAATCACGAATAGTACTTTGATATTTATCAAAGTAACTAATATGATTTCTTTCTTTAAAATTAATAGCAGCATTATAGTTTTTATAGTAGAACTTATTAAGTTTTACCATAACATCAAAGAATTTATCATATGCTTTTTTAGCATCAACTACTGTATCGCATTCTAATAAATTCTTATAAAGAATACGAGACTCGTTTAATTGAGTTCGTTTAATACCTTTAAATAGGTCAGATACACCAGTAAAACAAGCAGTACTTCCTTGGACGTATGCGAGTGGTGTTGGGTTGATCTTTTCTAATAAAAGGTTATCAAAGGTGAAAGCTTTTAAATTACTTTCCATTTATTATAACCTCCTAGATTGTAATATAGGATTCGAGTGCTGGCATTTCTTCAGCACTTTCTTTAAGTGTATCTTTAATTGGAGAGATAACTTTATTTACTAAGCCAATAGCTTTATTTATGATATAACGGAATGCCATCATTAATGATGCAATAAGTGCAATATTAAGTTTTATACGGCCTTCGCGGTGAATAATTGCTATTGGGCTTTCTTTGCCAGCTTTAATTTCTGCATCGGAATCTTTTTGAATTTTATCAAATTCACCGTTAGCCCATTTTTCGATATCGGTAACTTTTCCGGATAATAATAATTCAAAAATAGGAATTACATTATCTAGAATCCATTTAGCGGTTATAGCAATTTCCTTGAAAGATCCAATATAAGCATCTATAAAAATTTTACCATATTTTGCAACTTTAGATTTACCTTTAGAACGCTCTAATTCTAATTCTCTAGCGTTCATTTGTCTAGCTACAAAATGATCATTCATTTGAGCGAAACTTTTAAATTTAGCCATAGTTAAGAATGCATTTTCTGGCAATTTAGCTGTTTTTTTAGTTTCAACATCTTGTTTTTTTAACCATTCTTTAATCTTAGCTAAATTAGCTTTAGAAAAGATTTTTGGGTTTTTCTTTTTAATGTCTTCACGCCATTCATTAAATGACTTAAGAATATTTTGAATTTTTTCTTTAGAAGAATCTAAGTTGAGTTTTGCTTCTAATACAGGAAGATAGTCTGATTCTGATGCACCATTCATATCGCATTCTAAGATGCCAACATAAATGGAGTTATCGAAAGTTTCATAATCATTAATACATTCGAGTAGCATTTTAGAAAATTGATCCATTTTGGGTCTCCTTATATACTAAATACATAAATGACATAAATAGCTGAACTATTTATGTCATAAATGTATTATATATTTTTATTAGATATCGAAATAGGAAGCTAGTTCAGCATGTTCGAATGCACTTTCTTTAACTGCAGGTTTAGCAGTAACGCAAGCATGCAACATACGACGAGCAGAGAATTTAGCTGCACGAACTAATGCACAGTAAATAGTTGCACGGCGGTTAGATGCATTAACTTTGATTTTAGCCAAAGCTTTGATTGCAGATACGAAAGTAGTGCTATCTGGGTTCAATGCCAAAGCGCCTTTTTGTAATTCATCAATGATTTTAGCTGCAGTATTAGCATCTTGTTTAATTGCAGATACTTGAAGTTGAGCAACTTTGATGATGTCATCAACGTGTTTAGCAACCCATTCACCATCAACTGTAGTTACTTCAACCCAATCTTTGAATTGTTTTTGATCAGCAGCAGCTTCTTCTTTAGCTTTAGCTAACAATTCTTGGTTTTTATCATTATCTGTGGAAAGATCACGGAATACTACAGAAGTAGTTTCAGTAAGATCGATTGCTTTACCAGCAGAGATAGCTAAGAATTTTTCTTCAGTAAGACCCATTTTGAAAGTACGTTCTTTAGTCAAGTTCTTAGCATTAGCTTTGATGTCTTTTTCATATTTTTTCAAATAAGCCAAGTCACCTTTAACGTAAGAGTCTAACCAAGTTGTGAATTTAGCAAATAAAGACACAACCCATTTCTTAGCATATTCGAAAATCTTTTTAATTTTTTCTTTAAGAGTTTCGAAAGTAGCTTCTGTATAGATTTCTTCAGCAGTCATACCTTTTTGGATGCAATCCAATTCATAACGGCCTACGCCTTCCATAATAAGGTTATCCATACGTTCAATTTCAATAGCAGCTTCAAGAGCCATTTCGCTGAAGTTAGTAGTATCGTCAACTTCTACAGTATCCAATAATTCTACGCCTTCAAGCATCTTTGTATCTTCAACTTCTGGAGTTGTTTTAGATTCAATGAAAAATGCCATATTATTTTTCCTCCTCGGACATGAGTAAAGATTCAATTAAAAGAAGATCAGAATCAAATTCCGATTCTTTAACAGGTTTATATGCAACAGCTTTAGCAAACGCTTTACGTGCTTGAGCTGCATTAAACTTAATTAATCTAAGCATATTTGCAACGTAAACATGAATTACAGCAAGATAAGCGGTAGTAACTTGATTAATATATTTAGTCTCTTCATCATTAGCAGACTTAATAGTCTGAATAGTAGATTCAACTTGTTTAATCATTCTATCTGCATCTTGTTTAATGTTATTCATGTTTGTAGTTAGAGATTCTTCGACCTCTTTAGCGATATCAGTGTATTTAACTTCCTTAGGTTCTTCAAACCATAAATCTTTTATAGCTTTATCAAACTCTGAAGGATTAGATACATTGGTTCCAAAAATATCATTAAATATAGCAACTTTATTTTTATCAGATGATATATTAGAAAACTTAGCAGTAAATACCGCCCATTTTTCTAAATAATACTTAATATCTTTGATATTAGGATTGAAGCTTTTAAGTTTGGCATATTCAACAACAAGACCTGAACCGGATTCTAGATTTACATCTAGATCTGCCGATTCAGATAATTGTTGGAATTTGTCTTTAACTATACTTGCATATTTTTTAAAGAATGCTAAGTTACTCATAGTAATCTTATCATATACAACTTTAAAGAAAGTTTTAATAACTGATTTAAGTTTCACTAAGAACTTCTTAACGAATTCTATAATTTTATTTTTAATATCTTCGAACTTACCTTCAATGAAAGTAGAAGTATCTTTACCATCATTAATAAGTTGCAATTCAGTAATATCAGTGGATATAGCTTCTTTAAATAGTTCGGATTCAAAAATAGTAAACTCAAGCATAAGTTCACCAAGTCCTATACTAGTTGTATAAAGATTATTATCCATAATATTAGACCTATGAGTTTAACAAATTAAGCTTCAGGTTCTACTTCAACTAAGTCAGCTTCAACCAAGAAAAGATCAGCGTCTAATTCTTCGCCTTCTTTAACTGGTTTGTAAGCAACTGCTTTTTGGAAAGCTTTACGAGCAAGAGAAACTTGTTTTTTACTAGCATCAATACATGCCCATGTTAATGCAGACATTACTGCAGCATATGCAGTGCATACTTTAGATACTAATGCAGAATTTTCTTCAGTAGATTCTTTTTTAACTTCAGCAATTGCTGCTTTAGTATTGGACTCTACATTTTTAGCCAATTCTTTATTAGATACTGCCCAATCTGCACCAACTAAATCGCTTTCAACAGTTTTAGCAACTTCTGGGTAAGTTTTTTCTGTAACTTCACCAACTAAAAGTGCCGTATATTTAGAACGCATATCGGAAGATTTTTCAATTTTAAGAGTAGTAAGATCTTCGAAGATTTGAAGTTTCAATTCTTCCACTGTTTTATCTTTATTATCTTCTTTGATATAGTCTCTAATATTTGGATTTTTTGTAGGCATAGTGGCAGTTAATTTACCATATTGAACTTTGAGACCAGAAAGATCTTTTTTAGCGACTTGATCTTTAAATTTTGTATAAAGAGCTTTGTTATCACGGATTGCAACAGCCATGAATTTATCAACAAACCCTTTGAAAGCGGCTTTAATTTTAGCCAATAGAGTTTCTAAGAATTTAATAACTTTTTGTTTAACTTCAGCTAATTTACCTTCAACGAATACTTTTGTATCAGTACCTTCTTGAATCATGCTATATTCTGCAACGTCAGCGCGAACTGCTTCTTCAAACAATTCAGCTTCAAATTGCATGCATTCTAAAGCGATAACACTTGCACCCAATTCACCTTCATAAAGAGCGGAGTTTTCAAGTGTAACTTCTTCAGTTTTATGACCGTCAAAAAATGCCATAATATTTGTCCTCCTTAAAGTATATACTTTTAAGTATAAATTTTAAAATTTATCTATTTCGCCAATATTAGGCTAGATTTATTAGATTGTTGCAGCTATTAAATAGGTAAGGTTCCTATTAAGCTATGATGATACTAATATCGAGCTTATTGTCTTCGGTATTAGTGGAGTTAATGTTTAGGAACTCTGGAATCTTACCAACTATAGATTCATCTTTACGATAAATATGTTGGTATCCAGGACCATAGCCATTAAAGTCTAAGAATTCAAAATATGTAATACTATCTGCATACTTCTGAGTGATGTATGTAATAATATTAGGAATATGAACATCAGTAATCTTAGATTTATCTTCAATATACTTTCTAATATCGTTCTTAATATAGTCAATAATGTATTTATCACTAGCAGTCAATAACTTAATTTTAAACTTGAGTGATAAGTTAACTCGATTAATAGGAACGCTATTTTCAATATAGAAGATTTTAGATGGTCCATAAGTATTAAAGAATTTAATATCAATACCGAAACTATCTTCAAGAACTTCTAAACAATCTAGAATATGAATACGTTTCTTTTCTAGTTCATTAATAAAGCTTTGAATCTTATCTTCAGTATTTACATAGTTATATCCAATAACTGGGACCCGATCTATATAATAACTAATTTGACCATTATCTTGCTTTTTGATTTTGATTACAGATTCAATTAAGTCAGAATAGTTATATAAGAAGTCAATACCATATTTAACAGTATATTCATTCGTTAAACTATAACCATTTAAGAATCCATCGGCAAAATATTGTTCAGTCTTATTTCTACCAGCATCATATTCGAATACATTCTTACAATATACAAAGATTTTCATTGGCATATTGTTAAGCATATATCCAGGTTCGAATTTATCAGCGGCAGCTTTCATTTCATGGACATCATTAACTTTTAAACGTACGTTTTTATCAATCTTATTATCAGTATTCAATTCAAATCTGTAATCGAAACTATAAGAAGATTCATCGTAGTTTACAAATTTAGCTTCAGCCCATCTATAAGGAACTTGATATTTATCATCAGAATAGAATACAGCTATTACTTTAAGATCAGCACCGGTAATCTTATTAGGATCATATGGATCATCTCTATGAATAATACCAATATTAGATTGGATATTCTGAAGAATAGAAATATCACAAACGTAAGTATCACGTTTAGTTAGATAACTACGTTTCCAATTCATATTATTTGTAATAAATTGAACTTTAGAGTCTTGGTTTACATAAGTAAACTCTAAGATCTTACTAACGTCCATAATATTCAAATAATAAGATACATATAAAGGTTTCTTATTTATAATACACATGAAAGGATTCATATATAAGAAAGATTCATTACTGATTTTCTTTAACTCGTCCTTAGATGCATTATATACAACTGATGCATTAGTCTTTCCATCATATTTGATAGAATTACCGGCAGTCAGTATGTAGTTACTATCAGAGATATTATCAAAGTCACGTCTAATACACTCTACTGGAATTGTATTAGTTGGAATAATATTTGTAGTGGTATCCATTAATAAGAATGCATAATACAGACGACTTAATGGATTATCCATTTTCTTGAAGAAGAAAATTTTGTTATCTTCATCTGCAATGGTATTAAAATAATTATTAATATCAGTGCTATTGGTTACACTACCACGAGCTAAAGCTTCTTTAGGAATGAGTTTCTTCAAATCTGAAATAGATTTTTTATCTAAACCATATTGAGCTTCAGCTGTAGGTACAACCAATAAATTCAATCTATCATAGTTAATATTTGTAGAATTAACTCTGAAGTAGATAGTATCTTTATATTTAATATTACCTTTAGATCCTTGACTGGTATATAAGTTTACAGTTACTTCAGTATTAGCAGTTGGTAAATATGAAGCATTGTCAAACATAATACGAATAGTCGAAGAATCTATGAAAGTATAATTACAGAAATCGTTAACACCATCGGTATTTAAACCATTATACACTGGTTTTAATTTTCTTACAGGATTACCATATTCTTTTACATCTACATCGAATCCAGCTAATTGATTATCAAATTCAAATTGCATCATTTTAGATTCTAATGGGTTAGATGTAACTATAGTTTTATGAATTGTAGAGAACTCATATTGTCTTAATTCAACCAAACACATGATGACTGGTTGTCCATCAATTTCTGATTTAATAGTTGGTTTAAGATATGGGTCCACATCTTTTGAATTTCTAGTGATTATTGGATTTACTTGAGTTGTATCATACATCCCTGTATATACATAATCACCCGTAGGAAGAAGAATACGTTTAATGATTAGATCATATGGAATATGGAATTCATAATCACCAACCATTATTTTTACTTCTCTATCTAATCTAAAAGTATCATTGACTGTATTAAGAATCAATTCATTTTCATAAAATATAAGCATTGCATTCATAGTAGAAGGCTCTGCATATATCTTATTTATACCAAGAGATAATGCATGGGAAATTACATTCTTTTCAAACTTGGCTTTAATAGGAATAGCTTCATTAGAATACTCTGCAGCCATAGAAACGGCATTTTGAAGAGCATTAGAATTTACATCTCCTAAATAACCAAAGATGCCCATAGATAGAGTAAGGTCATCTTCGCTAATATATTTCTTTTTAATATTTTCAATATATTGATTAATATCATATATATTGGCATTAAGCATGGTATCATTCTTTACTGTATTTATAACAGTATCAGAATAACTTCTAGCTACTGTATTAGCAGATACTGCATCAGATGCCATTTAATCTATCCCTCCCATTTCAATTTATAGAACCCTCTATTTGGTAAGATGGTGCTATACCCAGCTAATGCTGTAGTACCACCATCTTTATAGAAGGCACTATTATTTTGATTTTTATTCATATTTAGATTCATATCAGTTTGTTGATTGCTAGGCTTTACTATATATGGACGATGCATATATTCACCACTCCAACCACCAAATTCTGGTAAATATCCACCAAGTCTAGGATTACCTTTAGTGATTAAATTACTTATTTCATTAAAGTCCTCAATTATATTAGGATCCATATCCTCAACAAATGAGGCTTTAAACTGAACTGTAAATTTAATATTACCATCTGCAGGCAAATCAGAGAATGTATTACGTGGAACCATCTTTGGATATACTCCAAAGTATTTAGCAAAGTAAACTATAGATTCACCATCTTCTCCGACAATGAATTTATACATACTCATTTGATCATGAATAACTTTAGAATCAAGATATGAATCATCAACAAAGTCAACTAATCCATAATGCTTCATTCGTTCATATTCATCGAATAATCTAAACCACATATAAACTTCTAGATATTTTGTATCTTCAAATTCAATAGAGAATTCATGATTCTCATCAGATTCATAAGAAGTGCCTCTATAGAAAAGAGAAGATCCTAATATATTTTTAGAAGTCTCATAATCGTTAGCAGTGGAAATATCAGGGATATCTACATTAGATCTCTTATAGTTAGATAGTAAATTTACAAATGGATTATGTGTATTTACAGACCAACTTAAGCTTTCTAATACAGAATGATATCTATCATATGCTTCTCTAAATAATGTATTATTTGCAATAGATGGATTTAAGACGTTGCCATTAAAAATTTGGAGATCGGGCTTTGTAAAGAATACATATTCTCTAGTCATACCCATCCAGTTTTGCGGATCAAGTCTTTCATATCTTGCAAACTTTGTATATTTTTCAGATTGTGTTACTCTACCAGCACCGAGTCCTAATCCATTAGCTTTTACAAATTTTAAAAGCCCATCATTAGAACCAGATTCATCAATCATTGGCCGAGTATCTCTATTTAAAACATTTATACTTTTTGCTTTATGTGTATTGCCAGTTTCATCTTTGGCACCAGTACCAGTAAAACCAAAGTCATTATTGTTTTTAACGATATTAGACAATTGGCGTCCTCCTTTCCTGGATTTTAAATTAATCTTATGTTGAAGAAGGGAATAAATATCGTAATTGTATATTATAATAGTGAAATAAAGCATGTTTGTGTATGATAATCATAACCCAAACTTCCAGCTTATTGTTATTCTAAATCATTTCAATTTAAAGGCTGGGTTATTATGACTAAATCTATACACTTATATGACAATGATATAAAAGAGTTAGCTCTTGCTGATAATGCAGTCAAAATCTATACAGTTGCAATCATCTCTGGAGATGATGTAATGGAAGAATTTGACACTGTTAGAAAGTCTGACTATGATAGAATCGTTAATCTTTATAATGCTTGTATTAATGGTATAAAGGATAAAGACTTAACCTGGAAATTTCATGAAGCTATTTCAGAAACTCCAAATAGTTATTTTATATAACAAATACCTGCATGCTTTATTTTTTTTGTAAATTGGCCTCTTCAACATAAGATTAAATTTATATAAATTAATAAGGAGGTACCTATAATGATCCTTAAGGATTTAATTACGGACGTTTTAGATATCGCTCAGGATTCTGAAATTGGAAAATTTATTTCTCGTAAGAACCCTACGATTAAATCTATTACCCGTTCAAATAAAGACTTAACTATGATCTTCCCGGTCATTGCTTCTAGCTCTATTGAACCTAAAAGTGCACAGTTGGTTACTAGAGCATTAGAACGCAAATTTACAACTTTAACTCAAATGCTATTATCTGCATTGTCTATTACGTCTTCGAAGGATGCGATTGAGCATTTACGTAATATTCATACAAATCTAGATTTGGATTCTTTTTTTGACGTTGATGGATATTTGACTGCTACAGAAGCAGCTTCTTTAGATCCATTATATTTCCGAGATAAACTTGGTGAAAAGATGGTTCATGAGTCTTATAAAAGAGAAAGACTATTTGGTAAACCATTAAATGCTTTGACTGAAGCTAATCGTACTCAAGTAATCAGAAATCGTCACTTAGCTCAAGAAGCTAATAGAAATGATTCTGCTAACTTTGCAGTCACAGCAACTAAAGATCCAAAACCTATGGATCCAGCTGCTAAAGTTTCATTCCCTAAAATGATGACTGATACGGATGTTAAGAAAGCAAATGAACTTCAACCAACTGTAGTTGAAATTAAATTTGTTTCTACTGCAACTGGTGAACCTATTGATGCTAATGCTTTCATCGGTATCAAAACAAAATTATACGCTGCAGATTCTATGGATATTGTAAATCATGTAGTATCTAAACGTGGTAATAAATTAAGCCTATACAATTTTATCAAAGCTACAAGTGGCGAAATTGATTTCTGGCGCGATTTTATTTTTGCTCTTAAGAAAGCAAAAGTTGATGCTATTTCTTCTTCTAAACGTGGATCTTCCTCTAAGCTTTGGAAAGTTCTTGAACGTAGATCTATTGCATCTAAACTTAATCGTTTGCTTTCTTCTCGCAATGATGCAACAGCTATCACGACTCTAATGGTATCAATGTATGAAGTTGAATATCTTCGTAAAAATAATGATATCGATCTTTTAGATTCCCGTGTTGCTCGCCAACTTTTAGATGAATATAACCTTATCGGAATTGCTGTTGTAGATGATTCTACAGAATCCGTTCGTTTCATCTTCGATACTGGTGATGATGAATATGAAATCTATTCCTTTGGATCTTTGAAAAAAGAAGACAAAGTTGATTATAAACAGATGATTCAAATTCTAGCTGGAGGACGATAATAAATGGCATACCAATTAAAAGAATTCGTTGAAGCCTCCAAGTTTATGGATTTTACAGATAAAGAAACCTATATGACTATAGGGGTTGTAAATGAATCTGAACAAAAAGAAATCTTATTAGGCATTACTAATAAGCTTTATGAAAAAATTGAAGCCAAAGTTACAGATATTGACTTTGGTACAATTCCTGCATCTAAAGGTGATATTACTAAAGTAGATAATATCTCAATGGTATTAGAATCTTTAGATGATATGAAAAAAATCTACAATGAATATAAACAACCTACTTCTGAAATTCAAGAAATTTTAGAAGCAGTTGAAAATGTACAAGATCTTAAGATCGAATTCCAACGTGGATTCATGACTGATACAAGTCTACCAATTGTACTATATAATACAACAGTATTATCTATCATTAGTGCAACCTCCTTATTGATTTCTACTACTATTGATTTCATTGTAGATCCAAGAAGCAAATCTATTGAAGTTTCTATTGATCGCTCTGGTATTAAAGATAGTAAAAGTCTTTTAGCTCTTCGTACTTTAGAAACTTTCAATAACGCATGTCGTGGTAACAAGCTTAAAACTTTACTACAAAATGTAACAAAAGCTAATGTGAAGAACTTAGTTGGTACATCAGCTATTGCTTTAATCGGTGTATCTATTGCATTGATCTTTACAATCGTTCCACTTCTTCGTGAAGTAGTATACTATTACTACTATTGCCGTACAAGCATTGCTGATTATTTTGATACTCAAGCTACAATGCTTTCTCTAAACGCTGCTCGTTTAGAAATGGCTGGTGACCCTAAGACAGCAAATGAACAACGTAAATTTGTTGATCGTTTCCGTCGTATTTCTGACGCCTTGTCTATTAATTCTAAAGATTCTGTAAATAAAGCTACTGGTGATATTAAAAAAGAATCTAAAGAAAAATTCAAAATTGATGATGTTACAGATAGTTTACCAGACTCTGCTGCATCTTCCTTATTCTAATGAAAGGAGCATAGTATTATGCATTTTTCAAGAAAAGCCATTAGAGAGTCTGCTAACTTACGTATGCTTAAACAGGCTAAAATTAATGAGCTTCAATCTCAGTTAAATGAAACAGTTGTTCCTGTAGTAGAATTCGATGAATCTAAGTCTCTTAAACGTGCTAATAGATTCCTTAATCTACGCACAACTGTACGCAATAATTTAAAAGAATCTTTCTTATTTGAAGCTATCAAATATTTTTATAATGAAAGTTCTGTTCAAGAAATTGAAAAAGAAGAACTTCAAACAACTAAGGATACAATCATCATGGGATTCATTAAAGAAAACGGTGTTGAAAATATTCTTAGTAAATTCCGTAAACGTGACTTAGTATTAACAGATATAGCTAACTTTGTTAATGAATCTACTCGTGCTATTATGGAAGAAAATGAAGAAAAATTAAAAGATTCTGAAACAGCCCCTGAAGATATTCAGGTATCCGTAGATGATCGTGAATCCTTCATTGATAAGATGGCTCAACAAAAAGAAGAAATTGAAGACGTTGGTGCTATGGTTCAAACGCATGTAGCAAACAACGTAGAAGAATTCATTGCTTCTAATGTAGAAGACCGTCAACAAATCAAAGATATCTTAGATGATGTTAAAGAAAAAGTTGCAAGTATCAAAGCTGCAAATGCAGATGTTGCTGAACAAATTAAAGAATCTAAGATTATGAAAGCTCGTCGTGAAATTCATAAAATCAAAAACTCCAAAAAGAATATTTTGGAATGCATGGTTAATCATCTTTCTAAACGAGTTATCGCTGAAAATCATCAAGCTTTCTTAGATGATCGTAACTCCATTAAAATGGATAAGATTGTTGAAACTGCAGAATGTATGCTAACTATGTTAGTATTGTCTGAAGCATTTGGTTTTGAAGTAAACGAAAAAGAAGTTCGTGAACTTTATAAATAATCAAAAAAAAA